CAGATGAAAATTTTGGAACAAGTTCGGGTATTGCAATGGCATATAAATTGCAGGGAATGAGTAACCTTAGAAAAACCAAAGAACGAAAGTTTACCTCTGGAATGAATCGAAGATATAAGCTGATTTTTAGCAATCCTGGAAATGCTATGAAAAAAGATGATTGGGTGAAGTTGCATTATAAATTCACACCAAATGTTCCAGCAAACCTATTAGAAGAAAGTCAGATCGCACAAAATCTTTCTGGCGTTGTGTCACAAGAAACACAGCTCGGAGTCTTAAGTGTTGTGGATAATCCGAAGACAGAGATTGAACGTATAGACAAAGAAGAGGAGAAGCCGAGAGATGTAGTGATGCAGCAGATGTTTGGAGACAAGACAGATGAGCAGTAAAAATTACTGGAGAGAGCGAGAAGAACGTCAGAGAAAATTGAATATCAAAAATGAAGCTGAGTATCAAAAGAAATTAGATGATATTTATGCGGATATGCTTGAAAATATAGAAAAGGAGATCAATGGATTCTATGTAAAATATGCGAAATCAGAAGGAATCACGATGGCAGAAGCTAAGAAACGAATTTCAGAGATTGATATTGAAGCCTATGCTAAGAAAGCAAAACGCTATGTAAAGAACAAAGATCTCTCAAAGAAAGCAAATGATGAAATGCGGTATTATAATGCAGCGATGAAGATCAATCGATTAGAGCTGTTGAAAGCTAATATTGGAATGCATTTAGTTGGTGGCTATGATGAACTCGAGAAGATTTTTGGAGACGCATTTACGCAGCGGACAGAGGAAGAAATGCGAAAACAAGCAGGTATTCTTGGAAAGACAATTCAGAACAATGGCGAAAAAGCAGAAGTGATCGTAAATGCGTCTTACAAAAATGCAACTTGGTCAGAACGTATCTGGGCGCATCAGTCAATGCTGAAATCAGAGATTGATAAACTTCTTCAAGAAGGATTGATTCAAGGAAAGCATCCAAGTGTACTGGCAAGACATTTAGAAAAACGATTTGGAGTCAGTGAAAGCAACGCAATGAGGCTGATGGTTACAGAACTTGCAAGAGTTCAGACAGAAGCCCAGAAACAGTCGTTTATACAGAATGGCTTTGAAGAGTATGAATACATAGCATGTGAGAAAGCGGATGCATGCAATCAATGCAGATCATTGGATGGAAAGGTATTTAAAGTCGAGGATATGATGCCCGGAGAAAATGCCCCGCCAATGCATCCGTATTGTCATTGTAGTACAGCGGCTCATATGGATGATAATGATTATGAGAAATGGCTAGATACGTATTCGGAGCATGGACTTGATTTTGACACATGGAAACAATTAAATGTAACGGAAAGCGCAAATATTGAATGCTTACGCAAAGGAAGCAATCATGTTTTGTTAGACGAAATAAAATCGGATCACTATGGAAGAAAATTCAATAAAATAACAAAAAACAGTGCTGTTAATAACTCTGTGAGAAAGTATTCAAGAGCAATACTAACTCATAGAAATGGAACAGATGGCGAAGATTTATACATAATTAGTGCTAAGACTGGCAAAAGGTTATTTTCAAAGACAAAGGGAGCAAATGAGCTTGGAGTAGAATTATCTTTAGAAGAGATAAAGAAAATTAAACAATATGCAAATGTGGATGGAATTATAGGTATACATAATCATCCTACAAATATTCTACCAACAGGAAGTGATTTTGTGTCTGCAGGTGCAAGAGGTTATGAATTTGGTATTGTCGCTACGCACGACGGCAGAGTATTTTTATATAAAACAGGAAATAAGCCGTTTAGAAGTGCATATTTCAATCAAAACGTTGACAAATATGTATCTGCGCCATACAATTACGATATAGAGAAAGCTCAGATAAAAACATTATCTGAGTTTGGAAAGGAGTTCGGAATTGTATGGAGAGAATTGACATAGAAAAGAAGGATGTAATTATTCACAGAGATATGGCTCCTGAAGAAAGAGAAAAGGAACTTCAAAAATTAAAGGAAGAAAGCAATCAACTTAAAGAATGGGAAGAATAGGCACTACTGCTAATGATGATGGGTAGTGCTTATTTTATTTGCGAAAATCAGGGTTCAAGGTTTTAAGCAAAAAGAAAGTAGATGGAGTCTGGTATATTCTTTTACGAGAGGTGTAGCTATGGCGTATGAAGATATTTATAAAGGATTAACAGAAGAAGAAAAACAAAGAATGATCAAAGACGACATTCCAAAGTTTCGAGTTATAGGAGACGCTAATTTATCGGAAGAAGAGTTGGGACAAGCCGAACAAGATTTAGACAAAATAATTAAAAGACTTCGAAAGAGAGCTAAAAACAAAAATGATAGAAATAAAAATACGTGATCATGAAATCACAGTAGTAGGCCATGCAAATTATGCAGAGTATGGCAGAGACATTATATGTGCATCGGTGTCGATGTTATTGCAGAACCTAGTAAAGTCGATTCATGATCTAACCGACGACAAAATAGAATACGATTTAAAAGCTGGACAGGCTTTTATCAAATACAGGAATTTATCAGAGAAATCGAAAACTTTGATAGATTCCTTTTTTATTGGTATTTGCAGCATTGCAGATGCTTATCCGAATTATGTTCGGATTGTGTAACTATTATGACCGAAAAGTCGTTAAACTAAGTTTTTGTTAGCAATGATCTGGAAGAGACGGATCAGGGCGAAAGGAGCAAACATGGAGAAACGCAAGTTATTTTTACAACTGTTCACAGAAGGAGATGACGGTGGGACCGGAGACGGGAATGGCGATGGATCCGGAGCAGAAGGTGGAAATAATGAACCAATGTCGTTTGATGACTTCTTAGCGCAAGAAGGAAATCAGGCAGAATTTGACCGCAGAGTAAACAAAGCAATCAAAACAGCAGTGACCAAATCAGAGGAAAAATGGAAGGCACTGACTGACGATAAGCTGACTGAAGCAGAAAAGCTTGCTAAAATGACCAAAGAAGAAAAAGCGGAATATCGTGCGAAGAAAGCAGAAAAAGAACTGGAAGAACTGAAAAAGATGAATGCCAGAACAGAACTTGCGAAAACAGCACGAAAGATGTTAGCGGACGAAGACATCAATATTCCAGATGAGCTTCTTGGTAATTTGGTAGCAGACGATGCAGACGGAACTAAGACAGCAGTTGAATCATTTGCAAAAATGTACAAGGAAGCTGTGCAGGCAGCAGTTAAAGAAGCGATCAAAGGAAAACCACCAAAAGCAGGAACAGGCGGTGGAAACACGATCACAAAGGAGCAGATAATGGATATTAAAGACCCGATTGAACGTCAGAAGATGATCCGAGAAAATATTAATCTGTTCCAGTAAAGAAAGGAGAAGAAATGGGAAAATATAAATTAGACCTGCAGTTATTTGCAGCACCAGATGGAATGACTGGACAGGGAAACTTAGAAGTAAAGGCAAGGGAAATTGACTTTGTAACATCTTTCGGAAAGAATATTCAGGCATTATTAGATGTACTTGGTATCGCAAGGATGATCAGAAAAGAGAATGGAAGTGCCTTAAAAACAAAAGAAGTAGCAGGAGAACTGAAATCAGGAGATATTGGAGAGGGAGAAGAAATCCCATATTCTCAGTACAAAGTAACAGAAAAGGTATTCGATACGATTAAGATTGAAAAGTATCGAAAAGGCGTATCTTTGGAAGCAATTGCAGAAAAAGGATATGATGTTGCTGTCAATGATACAGACGAAGAATTTAAATCAGATCTTCAAAATAAGGTTAGCGATAAATTCTACAAGCAGTTAAAAGCTGGATCATTAACAGGATCAGAAACGACATGGCAGATGGCGATTGCAATGTCTATCGGAAAAGTTAAGGACAAATTCAAGAAGATGAAAAGAACCGCAACGGGTGTGGCTGTATGGGTTAATACACTTGATGTGTACAAATACCTAGGTGCAGCAGATATTACACTGCAGACAGCATTTGGATTTGAGTACATGAAGAATTTCTTAGGTGCTGATGTAGTATTTATCAGCTCTGAGATTCCAGAAGGTGTTGTAATTGCAACTCCATTAAACAACATCGTAGCTTATTACGTCGATCCAGGAGACAGTGAATTTGTAAAAGCTGGATTATCTTATACAACAGATCCAACAACAGGATTTATTGGATTTCACGCACAGGGAACATACGAAAGAGCGATTTCAGATATGTTCGCAATCATGGGCTTACGCCTTTTCTGCGAATATCTAGATGCAATCGCCTATACAAGTGTTGGAAGCCGAGATACACAGACTCTTGGAGAGTTACATCTTACAGCAGTAGAAGGTACAAATGCTGGTGATACAGCGATCACAATGGATGAACAGCTCATGTCTATGAAAAATGCATTTAAATATAAAATAAATGCATCTGCGGCAACAACAGTAACTTACGGCATGGATGTAAAGAACTGGTCTAAATGGGATGGAGTATCAGAAATCACAGCAGCAAAAGGCAGTCATGTGACAATTGTTGAGTGTGATCGTAACTATAAAGCAGTAAGATCAGGGGATGTAGTGTCCGCTGCGAAAGAATAGTGAGGTGCTGATATGGCTTATGAGGTAGTAAAAGCATTTCATGATCTACAGGATTATAAAGATATTAAAGGCGGCAAAGTGTATCATCACTATGACGTTGGGGATACATATCCAAGACAGGGATTAGATCCAGTGCCAAATAAAACTAGAATCGAGGAACTTCTTAGCAGCGGAAACGCTCAGGGAGTTCCTTTAATCGCGGAAGTAAAGGAGAAAGCGAATGCTGGAAAAGCTTAAGATAATGCTTTGTTTTGAGGATTCCACACAGGACGAAAAACTGATGCTGATCTTAGATTCTGTAGAATCGAGGCTTCGATTGCTTCTTGGCGGTGCGGATCCACCAGATGAGATGGAACATATCATTATCGAAGTAGCGATCATTCGTTTTAATCGCATCGGATCCGAAGGACTGGCAAGTCATAATGTTGAAGGAGAAACACAGTCATATGCGTCCGCAAATGATTTTGCTCCGTTTATGGATGAGATTCGGGCATATTTAGAAATGCAAAAAGATGCAAAACGAGGAAAGTTGAGGTTTCTATGAGATATGATACGACGGTTTATTTCCAGAAACTGATGCAAGGAGAGTATGATCCGGAAACAGGAGATTATAAAGAAGATTCTATACGTGAAGATGCTAAGCAGGCAGCAGTCATGGATACATCAACGCAAATGATGCAGCTTATCTATGGAACAATCAAACAGGGAAGTTTGACGGTTCAGCTACAGAATCATTATGATCATCCGTTTAATCGGGTTAGAATTGGAAACAAAATCTATAAAGTTGATCACTCAAGGAAACTTAGGACCAAGCAAACATTTATTGTATCGGAGGTGCAGTGATGAGTGGTATCAAGGTAAATGGGTTAGATCAGTTAAATGCAAAGCTCAGAAAAAACATGGATCTTAACGTAGTAAAGACAGTAGTCAAAAAGAATGGGGCTGATCTGCAGAAAAAAGCACAGAGATATGCTCCTGTAGATACTGGGGCATTAAAGAGAAGCATTGGTCTTAATATCAAAGATGGCAGTTTAACTGCGGTTGTAGCGCCGACAACAGAATATGCAGAATATGTTGAATATGGAACACGTTTTATGGAATCGCAACCGTATGTGCGCCCGGCGCTAGGTGAGCAGAAGCAGATTTTTAAAAAGGATTTAGAAAAGATAATGAGGTGATTATGGATCCACAGCAGGAACTATTTACTGCGCTGCTGTTAAAATTAAAAGAAAAATATGAGGATACGGGAATTGGTGTGTATGATACATTCTTACCGCCAGATGGAACCCCGTATCCTTTTATTTATCTTGCTGACAGCACACAGGATGATCAGGCAAATAAAACAACAGTCTTTGGCGCAGTTAGTCAGGTAATCCATGTCTGGCATAACAATCCAAGACAGAGAGGAACACTATCGAAGATATTGCTAGAAATCAAAGATATCTGCTACAAGATCGGAGAAACAAAGAATTTTGGTTGGGGTCTTGTAAGAGTGAATCAAAGAGTCCTCTCAGACGCAACAACAAAAGAACCCCTAATGCATGGGGTTTTAGAATTAGAATTTACATTTAATTAGGAGGTAGCAATGTTAGATTTACAGCTTTTTGGAAATGAAGCGGTACAAGGTAAAAAGATTGTTTATCTGTACCGAATTTTATCAGAAGCACCAACACAGAGTGGTACAGCATTGGCATTCACAACAGAGAATGGCCGTACTAAATCGAAAGATGCTGATTCTACTGCGACAAAGGATGGTTCTATCAGAACACCTGGTGCTGCAGAAGTGGAAATCACAGCGACATCGATTTTGAAGAAAGGTGATGAGCTAATTAATAAATTAGAGAAGGCACTGGATGACGACGCGTTGATCGAAATCTGGGAAGCAAATTTAGCAGAGCCAGCGGAAGCAGGAAATAACAAGTTCAAAGGAACGTATTTTCAGGGATATTTAACAGAGATTGAATACACAGCTAATGCAGATGAGTTTGTAGAAGTTTCCTTAACGTTTGGTATTAACGGAACAGGTGCAGACGGAGATGTAACTGTGACAACACAGCAGCAGGAACAGGCATATGCATTCGTAGACACACCAAAAACAGGAGCTTAGGAGGATATAACATGTACGAATTACAGATTAATCAGTCAACTTACGAGTTTAATTTTGGCATGGGATTTATGAGAGCGCTAAATAAAACTCTCTCTGTTCCAGTAGAAGACATTAAAGGGAAAACAAAAGAGATCGGAATGCGATATAAGATTGCAGAAGTGATCGATGGAGATATTGAAGCATTAGAGGATGTTCTTTTGATTGCTAATAAAGGATTTTCACCTAGATTAGAAAAGAAAGAATTAGATAAGTTTATTGAAGATGAAACAACAGATCTTGATGAACTGTTTAAGTCAGTATTGGGTTTCTTAGAGAGTGCAAATGTTACCAAGAAAACGACACAGGAGATTCAAGATGCGATCAAGGAACAGAAACAGGAGAAATAAAAGATTTCGAAGAACAGTACCGGGAGATAGCAATTGACTGCTTCCGGTATTTTGGTTTTACATCATTTGATCAGGTGGATCAGCTGACGATCGCGCAATATGAGATCATGGCTGAAGCGGCAAGATTAAAAGAAGTAGATAAAGACTATCGAAACCATCTGCAGGCATTTCTTAATTTTGCTGTACGAGCAAAAAAGAAAGCGGGGAAGAACAAACAAAGGCCTGTCTATCCGACATTTAAAAAGTTCTATGACTATGAAGATGCGATTGAACAAGCAAAGCAGAAGAATAAACCAGACAGATTTGAAAAGATGAAGAGATTGTTGAGAAGGAGGGAGAGCTGATGGCAGAAACATATAGTGTTGAAGCAATATTGACGGCAAGAGATGCTGGTTTTGAAGCCGGAATGAAAGCAGCTCAAAAATCGACACAATCCTTAGGTGCTGTTTTAAAAAAAGGAATCGGCTTCGGGGCAATGATGGCGATTGGAAATAAAGCCGTATCCGTAGTTACCTCTGGACTTTCTGAAATTGTTAGCGGTTTAAATGAATCAAGTGCTGCATGGAAAACGTTTGAAGGCAATATGGAAATGAATAATCATTCACGAAAAGAGATTGTCAGCACTAAAAAAGAGCTTCAAAAGTTTGCAGAACAAACAATCTACAGTTCCTCTGATATGGCATCTACTTATGCACAGTTAGATGCAGTTGGTACAAAAAGCACAACAAAACTTGTAAAGGGTTTTGGCGGATTAGCAGCAGCTGCAGAAAATCCACAACAAGCAATGAAAACTTTATCCCAGCAAGCAACTCAGATGGCAGCAAAGCCTAAGGTACAATGGCAGGATTTCAAATTGATGGTCGAACAGACACCTGCAGGTATTGCAGCAGTTGCAAAAACAATGGGAAAATCTACGCAACAGTTAATTAAAGATGTTCAAGATGGAAAAATAAAAACAGAAGATTTCTTTGATGCTGTGGCAAAAACTGGAACAAACAAACAGTTTACCAAATTGGCAACAGAATATAAGACTGTAGGACAGGCAATGGATGGCTTGACTGAAACAGCATCTAATAAGTTACAGCCAGCGTTTGATAAAGTATCCAGCATTGCGATTAAAGGAGTTAGCAACATCACAAACCTTCTCAATAAAGTAGATGGTGATAAAATAGCAACAAAGATAGGAGGATTCGCATCAAAAGCAGGGAAATACTGGGATGTTTTTAAAACAGATGCAAAAGAAGTGGGACAAGCATTCGGTTCTGCAGTAAGTGCTATTGGAAAAAGTACGGGAAAGCTAAACGGCTCTTTTGGATCCGACAAATCTGTGTCTGGTTTTAAAAGTGTAGTTGATAGCATCTCAGGGGGATTAAAAGCTCTAGCTGGTTTTGCGGAAAAACATTCTGGAGCGATTGCAAGTCTTATAACAACGTTGCCAAAGATATTAATTGGGTTTAAAGCATTTAAAATTGTAAAAACTCTTGCACCTGGGATAGGAGGCTTTACGAAATCAATTTTATCGTTAGCTGGAAAAGGAATTACAGGACTTGCAGCAAAGCTTTTTGGGGTAGCAGCAGGCGAGGCGGCCACAGGAAATTCGGCTAAAGTAAGCAATAAGTCAGTTTTAGCGATGGCAAAAAGTACAATGATGTTAGGCGTAGGAGTTTTAATGGTTGCAACTGGATTTGGGATTATGGCACAAGCAAGTATTGCACTAGCTAATTCCGGCGGATTGGCAATAGGGATAATGCTTGGGATGACTGGTGCATTGGCTGCACTTGTAATTGGCGGAATGGCTGCAATGAAGATATTTTCTCAAACACCAGCAAGAGCACAAGCTGGAGCAGTAGCTTTACTCGCTTTAGGAGCAGGAATATTAATGGTTGCAGCAGGCCTAGCAATCATGTCAGCAGCAAGTATCGCACTTGCTAATGCAGGTACACCAGCGATCGCCTGTATGGCAGGAATGGTTGTAGCTGTTGGAGCGTTAATGGCGATTGCAGGAGCCGTTGGACCAGCAATGACAGCAGGGGCAGTTGGATTTATAGCTTTTGGAGCAGCGATTGTCCTTGTTGGAGCAGGAGCATTATTAGCAGCTGCATCGCTATCAGTTGTTGCAGGAGTTCTTCCAACAGTAGTGCAATACGGAACTGCAGGAGCTGTGGCAATAGCATCACTTGGAGCAAGCATGATTGTATTTGGAACAGGAGCAGCAGTTGCTGGAGCTGGATGTATTGTACTTGGAGCTGGATTACTAGCGGTTGGAGTTGGAGCTACGACAGCAGGAGCCGGGCTTTTAATACTTGGAACATCGCTTACAGTAACAAGTACAGGATTTACTGCATTTGGAAATGTTATCAAAACTGTCGTTGGCGCAATCAGCGGAGGGCTTCGAAGTGTACTTGATGGAATTTCGGGTGTGATCAAGTCTGTTGGAGAATCTGCGAAGAATGCAGGAACTGGATTTAAGAGTGTAGCCGAAGGAATCAAGATGATTTCCGGATTATCGATAGGATCTATTGCAAAAAGCCTTGGGGCAGTAGCAATCGGGATTGGAAAAATCTCTCGTAAAGGCTCCGACATACAACAGACTGCAAATGGCATGAAGACTCTATCAGCAGCATCAACATCTGTAAATTCAAGCTTTGGATCCATGGGAGCGAAAGCAACATCAGCGCTATCTGGAATCAAAAAATCAATGTCTAGTACGGCCAATGCTGCAAAATCATCCGGAAAGAAGATGGGAAGCGGATTCACCTCTTCCATGCAAAGTGGATTAAGCAAAGGACCAGCCATTGCCTCAAAAGCTGTATCTAGCACAAATTCAAGATTACGTTCAGGACGATCTGGAGCATATAGTGCAGGTGCTTATATCAGTCAAGGTTTTGCGCAGGGAATGAGGTCATGCCTTGGACAGATCGAAGCTGCAGCATCCAGAATGGTATCAGCAGCAGAAAAGGCAATTAGGGCAAAAGCTCAGATTCATTCACCATCAAAACTTACAAAGAAAGACGGTCGATACATTGCAGCAGGTCTTGCAATTGGGATCAGAAGCGGAATAAACAATGTGAAATCTGCAGGTAAGACTTTGGCAAAAACAGCTATTGATACAATGAGGAAAGCTACAAAGACACGAAAATACGAAGATGCTGCAAGCAGTGCAGTCGATAAATATAAATCGTCTATGAATA